TGGGCTTGGTGCGCATGATCATCGTGAAGAAGATACTTTGTATCTCTGATGACTTGATACGATTCACGAACTCCATGTAGCTATTGAGATCGTCATGCTTCTCAAGCTTATCGACTGCCTCGAACAGCATCATCACCAATGCACTTACGTTGTCAGGTACGGCTGTCGTCTTAGGATTCTTGACCACATCCTCGAACTTCAGTAACTTACCTTCGACCGCAATAAATGCCGCGATAGATTTGGCAAACGATTCACCTGCAAGACCTGCCAATGCGCCCATCATCGCGTTCTCTGAGAACTTGTCCCGATTAAGAATTACAGGAGAACACTTAGCCAATGAACGCGGAGACACGAACTGCTTAACCGCTGACGATGGCTTGAAGATGAACTCGTTGTCGTTCTGATCAGGATCGAGATAGGATTTAAAAGCCTTGGGGTTCATAGATGCCCAAGCTCGGATCGGTCTAGCAATGCCATTGGCTGTCGCCCATACATTCCATGCGTCATGCGTAGGCTTGCTCATGTGAACGACACAGACACGATTACCAACGTGACCAAGCATCGAGTCACCGACACCATCGCTTGCGTTGTTGCTTGTACCAAACACGATGCTACCCTCGGGCAGAGGCTCGTCACCCACACTACGCTCAAGCATCAAGCGAGTGAAGATGATCTGTAATAGTTTTGGTGCTTTCATGAACTCGTCAAGCATGATCACCTTCTTCTTGCCATTGCCTAGCTTGAAGAGAGACGACACATAGTACTCAAGAGTCTTGCTCGTATGGTTGGGGATAGATGCCGCGATGTCCATCATGTCCTTGACAGGGCAGTCAACATAGATGAAGTCATACTCATCATCACCCATGTCCTTGCGTAGAGAACTTAACAGCGATGACTTACCGATGCCAGGCTCAGAGACTACGATGCATGTAACATCATTACCTACTGCTTGGATCAGGCTCTTGGTCTCGTTGAAGTCAAGAGACAATTTGAAATTTACTTTAGACATGGTTTACTCCAGTTATGGTTGAGGGAAATTAGGTATCAGTTACCGCTGACGCGTTGTTTAAGACCAGCTTGGTCAATCTCAATGGTGAATGATTTGTCTGTCTCATCCACAGTCACAGTTGCTTTCTTCAATCCAATAGCAACAATGGCGCATCTGTAATATTGAAGCGCGTTGTTTGTTCTGTTGTACAGGTACAGCACGAATCCAAATGCGCACAGCAAAACAATCTCTAGTTCAGTCATACATCACCTTTAATGGTTGGAACTTACTCAACATATCATCGACACTCTCTTTGACAGTTGCGCGGACATAGCTACTCTCGCGCAGATCTTCCAATGAAACTCCATCCAACGCGGCTTCTAGTTGCGCCCGCGCCGTCTCAATCTCGGCATTGTTTGTCAGGTTAAATGCTTTCAGCGTGTCACAGATCTCTTTGGCTTGACTGATCGTTGACTCGTATATCTTCTTGCGCTTGACCTTGCCATCGTCACCTGCTTCTGCCTCGGTACACGCATTGCTGATGCGTGAAGCAAACAACACAAGACGCTCGCTTGCATCTGCCATCGCTCTGTCAATGATCTCTTTGACCTGATCTTCGTAGTGGCTAGTTAGGTCGTCAGCTATGACTGACGAGATACTTGACCTGAAGTCGCTCTTGGGTACTTGTGTCACAAGCAAACGCATACGGAACTTGGTATCCAATAGATCAGGCTCAGGGTATTCTGTGCGATCAAACATGTCGCCTTGCTTGAATGCCGCATCGCTAACCATTGAGGGATACTCAGCCTTGAAGTCCTGATACAAAGCCTTGAAGTCTTTCTCTAGTTCATTGAATTCCTTCATGAACTTCTCAAGCCCGATCTGTGGCAATAGGCGCATCTTGCCTGCCCAATCGTAGGTGCATCTCTGAAGCCAGTTATAAACTGTCTGCCGATGATTAAGGAGTGCCTTGTGCTTGGGCGAGTTGGACAATAGGTTCTTGGTGAACTTGCCTGATTCTGAAGTGGCATTCTTCAATGTAGTCACCTCGTTAGAGATTTGTCTATCCTGTTTGGTAGCAGTCCACACGTTGACCTCTACGCTCACGATCAATGCAGACGATGCAAGTGAGATCACTTGCTTGGGTTGTTGTAGTTCAAAGTTCATTTAAATACTCCGTCAGTTAAGGATGTTTTATTAGTTAAGATAGTCGGATGACTCTGAGTTTGCTTTGAAGTTCATCTCTACTACTTCAAATACAGCGTTCAGTTTCTCCATTGCGTCTACGCGTGATGTGCCTACCGCGACCAAGCACTCGCACAAGTGGCGAGACAAGACCGCGATGTAAACAATGTCAGGGGTTTCTTCCTGCATCATTACCTTCTCGATAGCCTCGTACAGTTTTACTGAGCGATCAGCTATCTCTTTGACTTCCATAGTTTCTTCTCTCATGGGATTACCCTTCGTTAGTTACATCAATGTAAAACTCGTACTCATCAGGATATGCGTTATGCAAATCTCTAATGAAACAAGTAAACTCATAGTCATGGATTGCGTCTTTGCATACCTTGGCTACTTCACCTACATACCACCATGCTGTGATCGCGTGGGTGTTCAGCCTTTTGGGTATCTTCACGCGCCTCGTAGTTGTTTCTACTTCTCTCATCGGTATAACCCTCCCTTGTTGTTGATACCCTTGAGGTCATCAAGGTCTGTGATGAGCATGTAATTGCTCTTGTGCATAGGTGCGACTGTGCGCCTAGTGGTGCGTGACTCATCCTCACCACATGGCATACACAAGCGATACCCTGCATTGGAACGCTTTGCGGAGAACGTGTCCCCGCACCGCGAACAGATTGGCTTCATGCGAGACATGTTTATCCCACAGATTCTGTGTTGACAGTAGAAGTCAGCAACATGTAGTCTTGAGTACCGAGTCCCTCATGGCTGTCGCCTTGAATACAGAGGTGCATCTCATACTCAGCAGTTGGCTTGTTTGCATACACACCGATGATGCGGTTGTTGCACAGAAGTATGTGTACTTCGTAGGGCTGTGCGTTGAGGATTGACTTGCGCAATACTTCGTACACAGTTGGATGGACATGGAGGTTGTTACCCAATCCCTCTTGAATGTCAATGGCTAGATCTTTCATACGGCTCATACTGATTCCTTACTGGTTGATAACTGAATGACATCAGGTTTCCCTGACGGACTAAATAGCGCTAGAGTCTGAATCTTTCTCAAGCGCATACGCTGAGTATACCCTAACTTTACACTTAATGCAAGCTGATGTATAACTTTCGTCATTAGGACTATCCCTATGGTGGCGGCGCACAACTTCTCTCGCATCAATTCGACTAGCGAACCATTTGCTCAAGCGTTGGCACTCGTAGCCCTCGGCTTCATCTTGTAATAAAGTCATCTGTCAGACATCCTTTTCTTTCCGATGAACGCAAGCCCGATGTCTAGCACCCATGCTTGGAAGTCCCACTCATCCCAAATGCCTTGACGCACAAACTCATACGCCAACTGGAATTCGATAATTTTCATGTCGTGTCTCCTACATTCCTATCCAAGATCAAGCGCAGGATTGCGCTACGCATTTCCTTCGTGATATGTTCATCTTTTACCTGACTATAAATGTTCAGGATCGGTGTCGGTACATCTTCAGTTGCAATGCGCTCCCATATGTGATTGCCTGCAATGTTCTCCCAAAACCAAAACACAGGTGGGTTGTCAGCAAGTGCGACAGTCCACAGGTGCGCGTTCTCCCTTCCAGTTCTGCTTACATCGTTGATCACGACGTAGCCATTGCCTATTGCGTAATTCATAGTGTCCCCTTTGGCTGATGCGTTGTTTACAGGATGTTGTAGCCCTTGAGCCATCTGCGCGTGTCCTTGCCCATATGCACTACGGACAAGTCAGCGAACTCATTGTCGATATCCCTGAACTCATCAAAGTCAAAGTCGGGATCGGTTGTGTTCAGTAATAACTCTCTGTCGATATGCACTTCGTCAGAGAACTGTGTATCTGCATCGTATGCAGTATGTTGTGTAGGTACTGCTTTGAACTTGGGTAAGCGCAAAGTCTTACGCACTTGCCTTGGGTATGCCTTATGCATGTCATTGACATCACCCTCGACATGGTAAACAGCGTGGCTGTCAGCGTTGAAACAAAAATGAACGTTCATAATAATCTCCAGTTGTTGCAAAAGTTTTGGGACATCAGCCAACCCTGACGGGCTAACTAACGAGTGGTTGTAATGTTCTCCCAACCAACTGCGTTGATTATAACATTATTAGGGGATAAATCAAGTGTTTGTATAACTATCGTCATTAGTGGTGTCAAAACTAAAAGTGTAAAGTTAGCTTGGAATTGACGAAAAAAACTGGAATTTTGGAATCTAGTAGTAAGGTATTACTTTGTATTGAGAATGAGACGGAAAGTGTGATTGGTACTAGGTTAAAAAGAACTAATAAGTACTATATATATTACTAAGTTCCAATATTCCAATTATTTTGGAATTTGATTGCTTGGGGAAGAGTGATGTTTGCACACCCACTTTCTTGCTTCGTAAAGTTATGCGATGCGAAAACTTGCACCTTGTGATGAACATGAACGAACGAGGAAACCTCCAAACTGGCTATGTTCACAAAATAAATTGGAATTTTGGAATTTTGCTGTGGATAACCCTGTTTTTCCCTTATAAATCAACAACTTGCGCGGTTCCAACTTTGCAAACCAAATTGGAATCTGACTGGAATCTGTGCGCTAAACATTGGAATTCCAATTTATTGGAACAAATTCCAACTTATTGGAATCGGGTTGGAATCTTGGAACCGACGTCAGGGTTAGCTGACGCGCTATATAAATTACCCTCCATGCGTACGCCCACGCGCACAAGGTCACGCGCGCGAAAACAAAGAACTGGTCTCAAAATTTTGGGACAAAAAAAATACCGCCCAATCTTTCGACTGGGCGGTATGGGGTGAGAATGTTATTTAGTATTGTAAGTTGACCAGTAGGCTTTGACCGCTAGTCTATGCTTTGCGCTGTTTGCCGTTGAATCACTCTGGCGCTTTTCTGCGGTTACCGCACGTTTATCAAGTGTGCCAAAAACCTTTTCAACCGCCATTGTGAAACTATCATTGCCGTTGCGCTCTCTAGGTTTATCTTTATTGATAATCCGTTTTGCCGCATCTATTAGGTCTTTTAGTGAATTGTGAGCATATTTCCGAAATTTATCTCTAGCCACTGAAACAACAGTGTGCAAGGGTTTATTATACTTGTCAGATTTTGTATTATTTAATAATCCAAATTCAGTCCCAGTATAAGACCATGCAATAGTAGGATTCATTTTGATAATTTCTTTGCCCTTATATTTTGTCGCCAAAATTTCGGGTGTAATCTTATCGGGTGAATTTTCACTATTGCCAATTTCAATATACATTCCAGTGTCACCCATATAAAAATAGGTATCACCTAGCAATTCAGTAGACCTAAGCGCAAAACCCTCATAAAGATCAGATTTTAACTTTTCCTCTACTTTTGTGGGAAATTCAGGGTTTTTATCCATTACCCATTGGGCAATAGCTTTTGACCCTTCGCCATGTTTTGCTATTTTATAACCCGCATCTTTGTTGCTAACGGGCAAAGACATTTCAATGGCATTAGCCAAAATAGTTTTTTTAACTACCATAATATTCTCCAGTAATGTTAAAGATCACAAAACTGAATCAGTAGGATTACTGACCCAGTGTAAGTATTATATAGCAAATCCCCTGACCCTGACGACTTATTTAACGCACGCTCACCCACGCCCACGCACGCACGCCGCTAGGTGCGCCCGAGAACACATAACTGGTATCAAAAGTCAGGGACAAAAAAAGACCGGGGGGACAAGCCCCCCGGCTTGGCTCAGTGTGGATTAATCACACTGGATTTCGTATTTCACAACCGTTTCGGTTGCAGTGCCCACCGCGACCTTACGGCACGTTGGACTATCTTCTTTGACGTATGCATGAAGTGCCACTGAAAACTCTGGCATGTCATAGTGATAGTCACGATTGATTGACTCTGCCCAATCCCTGGTAGTACGGCACTCGCCGTAAACTTCGAGAGCTTTAAGCACGTCGACAATGCGACCTTGCTTGAACGAATCCAATTCGCGCATGCTTATCAAAATCTGGGGCTTTTCGAACCCAGTGTAAATTGACAAACGGTCGCGGGAATCCATTAGAGGGCGGATAACCCTTATGAACGCCGTGATTTTCGCTTTGGCATTTGCCAACTTGATTTTGCCTACTTTGGCACGTTTGATCGTGTCATTAGCATCGGCATTAGCTGACTTGAAAACGGAAGCGATAGTTGGTTTTTTCATGATCTCTCCAATAAAAACCTGGTTTATCCCTTTCACTCCATGTGATCGGGTAAGAGTATTATACACCAGACTGGGGCTTGTAGGGGCGCACGCCCAAGCGCACACACGCAACTTGACGCGCCCGCAGACGAATAACTGGTATCAATAGGGCCGAAGCCCTATTGGTTAGATGTAACGAGTACCGTTGTAATGGTTCTCAGCGTGTTCAGCCTGACCATCCTCTTCACGCATGTCTTTACGTACTTCTTTGTAGACAACGCCTGACAGGAAACCGCCAAGTATTAGGAAGCCAAGGTGCATATAGCCATGACCATAACCTCCGCCCTGCCAACCAACAACAATTAACAATGTGATAACTACTGTGAACAATATATAAGCTAATGATTTCATGATTTTCTCCAGTTTGATTTAAGGTGAGTGGCTCTGTCACAGCCACTCTTGGGTTTATTAAAGGTCTAACAACATCTGTGGTGACCAGTATTTATTGATCATTACTTCAGCAGGGTAGCCTTGGATACCTTGCATAGACAGACCAAACACAACTAGACTTCTTGGCGTTCTGCCATTGTCACTCTTAAGAATGTCAATCACTTTATGGTATTGACGATTACCTAACCACTTCCTGCAATCCATCAAGGCATTTGATTCTGCTAAAGGATTAGTTGTGTCGTATTTAATTTCGTATGACATTATGTTCTCCAGTTAAAAGTTCTTTGCATAAAATTCGGCAATTGACATGTTGCGTGTGTTGTAAGCATCACGATTAAACAGTCCGCCCTCGCCTGTCTCTTTACAATAGATTGAGACTTCATTGTCATGTAAGTCAGTGATGACAAACCCGTCTAGCTCTATCTTAAATCTAGGGTAATAACCTGACTTAGCATTGTCTGAGTCCGTGCGCCCCATTCCCAGGTATTCACAAGGAATGTTCTCACACTTGCACTCTTCTAATGTCATGGCTACATCCCATGCCATATAACTAAAGTCAAATTTACTCTGGTCTACTTCAATCATATCTATCTCCAGTTATCCACATCACACCATGTGATGCAGTAAGTGTATTATATCCCATACTGGGTTGATTCCCTAGCCAGCCCTCCCAGACCGACCCCCACCCCCCAGATTCCTAAATGGGTCCCCCTCGCCCCCCATACCCCAAGATATGCACAAATAACTAAACACTTTCCAAAAACACCCCCACCCCCTTCATTTTCCGTCACGGGTATCAAACTAAGCGTATTAGGGAAAACCCCCCCTATAGGATTCCTACCACCCTATCTAAAATATGTGGTATATTTAAAAAACATTAACGGAGTGCCACTTTTCCTCCTATGCAAGACCTAGTACCAAATATTGATGCTAACGTGCCCCTACCCGCTTCAGCCACAGAAGCGATGCCCGAGCTTTCCGTCAAGGAAGAACTCGAGATGCGAGGTAGAACAGTCAAGATGCTGGCTGACTTACAGGGTAAACCCGTAGAAGTTACAGAAGAGCATCGCGGCGAAGCCATGAAAGTGGTTGAGCAGGTCGCTTTAAATAAGGCTGACCCCAATCTTGCCCAATATCCCAACCCAACTATTGCATACCTAGCCGGTATGGTTGCTCAATACGACTACATGGTCGTGCGTGAGTTGGTTGATTTGAAGAAATATGTTGTAAATAAGCTACTGCTTGAGACAGATAGTCAAGACCCCAAGGTCAGACTCGGTGCAATCAAGGCTTTAGGTGAAGTTGATGGTGTAGATGCGTTCAAGAAACGCTCAGAAATCACTATTAAACATAAATCTATGGATGAAGTAGAGCAAGAGCTGCTTGAAACGCTCCAAAGACTCGAAAAACGCACAATTGATGTCCACGCAAAGGTAGTTCGCAGTGAAAATAACGCCTGAGCAGGTAAAAAAGATCAAAGAGTCCCTGCCGTTTATGCAGGATGAGGAAAAACGTGCAACTTTGGAGCTTCTGAAGGAGTACGACAACAATTCTGTGCAATATGTAGGCAAAGACTCACTCCTAGAGTTTGCAAATCACGTATATCCGGGCTATATCGTAGGCCCGCACCACAGAAGGCTTGCCAGAATCTTTGAAGAGATAGCAGAAGGCAAGAAAAAGCGGGTTATTGTCAATATTGCACCGCGTCATGGCAAGTCTGAACTCATTTCTTATCTAGCTCCTGCATGGTTTCTAGGTAAATACCCGCATAAAAAGGTCATTATGGCCTCTCACACAGCGGATTTAGCGACTAATTTTGGTCGTAGAGTGCGTAATTTGGTTGGTTTAGATGCCTATAAAGACATCTTTCCGCAGGTCGAATTGCAGGCCGACAGTAAGTCTGCATCACGTTGGGGGACAAATTTCAATGGAGAATATTTTGCAATTGGTGTTGGTGGCGCTCTGGCTGGTCGTGGTGCTGATCTTTTCATCATTGACGACCCACACTCTGAGCAAGAAGCTAAAACAGGCCGCCCAGACGTGTTTATACCTGCTTGGGAATGGTTCCAGTCAGGCCCTTTGCAGCGTCTTATGCCGGGAGGCGCTATCATTATCGTGATGACAAGGTGGTCTAAACTTGACTTAACTGGGCAAATCATTGCCCAAATGGGTCGAGAAGAGGGGGTAGACCCTTGGGAAGTGGTCGAGTTCCCAGCCATCTTAGATGACAAACCGCTATGGGGAGCGTTCTGGTCTATTGAGGAATTGCTGTCTAAAAAGGCAGGTATGGACCCCCGCTACTGGCAAGCCCAGTACATGCAGAACCCCGTGTCTGAAGAAGGCGCACTAATTAAGCGTGAGTGGTGGCAGATCTGGGATCAAGACGATCCTCCCATGTGCGAGTTCACCATCATGTCTCTTGATGCGGCGCAGGAATCTAACAACCGCGCTGACTATAACGCTCTGACTACTTGGGGTGTGTTCTACAACGAAGAGACAAAGAACTACGCCATCATCTTACTTAACTCTATTAAGAGACGACTTGAATATCCAGAACTTAAGGCTCTGATATTAGAAGAGTACAAGGACTGGGAACCTGATGCGTTCATCGTAGAGAAGAAGTCTAACGGCTCGGCTCTCTATCAAGAGTTTCGTCGCATGGGCATACCTGTTGGTGAGTTTACTCCGGGTAAAGGACAAGATAAGATTGCGCGGGTGAATGCGGTGTCTGCACTATTCCAAGGCGGGGTAGTGTATGCACCTGATCGCAGGTGGGCAAGAGAAGTTATTGAGGAGTGCAACGACTTCCCGTCCGGCACCAACGATGACTTAGTTGACTCAACAACACTAGCACTTATGCGGTTTAGACAAGGTGGGTTTATCAAGCTTGCAAGTGACGAGCCTGATCCAATACCACTATTTAAGAGCAAGCGTGGCCAAGGCTACTACACGGTTTAAGGATAAATTATGGCAACGAGTTTTATGGACAAAGGTTTGTATCAAGCTCCCTTGGGACTTGATATGGAACAAGCTGACCCAATCGAGATTGAGATTGAAGATCCCGAGAGTGTACGTATTGGCATGGGTGATATTGAGATTGACTTGATCCCGCAAAATGAAACAGACGATGAGTTTGACGATAACCTTGCCGAATACATTACTGACTCTGCACTTGCTACGCTTGCATCTGAATTAGTGTCTGACTTTGACAAAGACCAGAATGATCGCAAAGAGTGGATTCAAACTTACGTTGATGGTCTAAAACTACTGGGCTTGAAGTACGAAGAAAGAACAGAGCCTTGGAACGGAGCTTGTGGTGTGTTTCACCCCATGCTGACAGAGTCTGTTGTTCGCTTTCAGAGCGAAGGCATTATGGAGACATTTCCCGCCTCCGGACCTGTGAAGACACAGATTATTGGTAAGGACACTCCCGAGAAAGAAGAAGCAGCCGCACGCGTGCGCGAGGACATGAACTACCAGCTTACTGATGTAATGCAGGAATATCGTCCAGAGCATGAGAAGATGTTGTGGTCATTGCCGCTTGCTGGTTCCGCGTTCAAGAAAGTTTACTACGACCCAAGTCGTGGTCGTCAGGTATCTATCTTTGTTCCCGCTGAAGATATTGTTGTGCCGTACGGTGCAGCGGATTTATCTACGTCTCCTCGTGTAACGCATGTGATGCGTAGAACAGAGAATGAACTAATCAAGCTTATGGCTGCTGGGTTCTATAGCGATATTGAGTTAGGCGATCCGTCAACAGAGCTTGATGATATTGAGAAACAAAAAGCTAAAGAGCAAGGCTTTGCAGCTATTCAAGACGACCGCTATCGCATACTTGAGATGCAGGTTGATCTTGACTTGCCCGGTTATGAAGACACAGACAAAGACGGAGAGCCAACAGGTATTGCTCTGCCATACATCGTGACAATCGAGAAGGGCACATCTACCATACTTGCTATTCGTCGCAATTGGTATGAAGATGACTCACTGCATACTAAGCGTGAACACTTGATTCACTATCAATACATTCCTTCAGGATTTGGCTTTTATGGATTTGGTCTTATTCACCTTATCGGCGGATATGCGAAGAGCGCGACCATGCTCATCAGGCAACTCGTTGATGCAGGTACGCTATCTAACTTACCGGGTGGACTCAAGTCACGCGGCCTCAGACTCAAAGGGGATGACACGCCAATTCAACCCGGAGAGTTCCGTGACGTGGATGTCCCGAGCGGCTCCATCCGTGACAATATCTTGCCCTTGCCGTACAAAGAACCCAGTCAGGTTCTCTTTGCCTTGTTCCAGAACATTGTGCAAGAAGGCCGTCAGTTTGCCTCTTCAGGAGACATGAACGTTAGTGACATGAGTGCGCAAGCACCCGTGGGTACTACGCTTGCTCTATTAGAGCGTCAGTTAAAAGTGATGGGCGCAGTACAGGCTCGTATGCACTACTCAATGCGTCAAGAGTTTAAGTTGCTCAAGAACATCATTGCTGACTACACACCTGAAGAGTACAACTACGACCCAGAAGAAGGTGATCGCAAGGCTAAGAAGGCTGACTACGACACAGTGGAAGTTATTCCTGTGTCTGATCCCAACGCGGCAACAATGGCGCAGAAGATTGTTCAGTATCAAGCTGCGTTGCAGTTAGCGCAGACTGCGCCACAGTTATACGACATGCCACTCTTGCATCGTCAGATGATTGAAGTGCTCGGCATTAAGAACGCTGCGAAGCTTGTACCTGTTGAAGATGATCAAGTACCTGTTGATCCAGTACAAGAGAATCAAAACATTCTTACAGGTAAGAAACCTGTCAAAGCATTCATGGAGCAAAACCACGAAGCTCACATTGCTGTACACATGTCTATGTTGCAGGATCCCAAGATCATGCAGTTGTTACAACAGAACCCTATGGCTCAGCAAATCCAAGCTGCAATCATGGCTCACGTTAATGAACACTTAGGCTTTGAGTATCGTAAGCAAGTTGAGATGCGTATTGGTGTGTCGTTACCAACGGAAGAGCAAAACAAAGCAGTGCCTCCAGAGATTGCAGATCAAGTGGCAGTTATGGTTGCACAAGCATCCGCTGCTATTACTCAAGGCAATCAACAGCAAGCACAGCAGCAACAAGCTCAGCAACAGATGCAAGACCCGCTTGTCCAGATGCAGATGCAAGAGTTGCAGTTGAAGCAAGGCGAGTTGCAATTGAAGCAACAGAAACAACAGATTGAAGCAGCCGCTAAAGCTGATCAGATCCGTGTTGAAGAAGCTCGTATTGCAGCACAAAAAGAAATCGCAGCTATGCAAGTTGCAGCAACAGCTGCTGCGGCACGCGATAAGTTAGCTAAGCATACAGAGCTTGAAGGCGCAAGACTTGGCGCAGACATTGCCAAGCATAAAGCACAGATGTCACACCAACGTGCATCGGCTGTCGTGAATAGAGCGCAGTCTAAACAGAATCCTCAACTACCCAAAAAAGGAGAGTAATTGGACCACAAGTTATTAGCACACATCATTACGGAGATTGACAAGCTCCGTAATGATCAATCTGTCTTCCTGAATGGAGGAGGGGCTAAAGATCATGCTGAGTATCGGCATGTCTGCGGAGTTATCCGGGGTTTAACTCATGCAGAACAAATTGTCAGAAACCTCGTGCAAAAAATGGAGAAATACGAAGATGAGTGAGTTTGATGTATCCGCTGTGGATCTTTCTGGCGTTTTAAATAAGACCGCTGAAGAGAAAGCTAAGCAGTTGCCTGACCCTAAAACGTTTCACGTTTTATGCGTTGTGCCAGAAGCTATGGAAGAGTACGCTGATAGCGAAGTAGGCATTATTAAAGCTGGTCAATCCATGCACTATGAAGAAATACTGACTCCAGTATTATTTGTAATCAAGCTTGGTCCCGACTGCTACAAAGACGCTACTCGGTTCCCTAGTGGACCTAGCTGCAAGGAAGGTGACTTTGTCATTGTCCGCCCCAATTCAGGCACTCGTCTGAAAATTCATGGCCGAGAGTTCCGCATCATCAATGATGATTCGATTGAGGCTGTTGTGGAAGATCCGCGTGGAATTGCCCGCGCTGCATAAGGAAACATCATGGCAGAAATAAAAGGCGAGGAATATAAGTTTCCTCACGAAGCCCAAGAAACTAAGGGTAAACCCTCAGAAGTAGATTTTGAGATTGAGATTGAAGACGACACTCCAGAAGAAGACCGTGGCCGCAAGCCCGCTGCTCCTGTTGATGAAGTTACAGACGAAGAACTGGCTTCTTACGACGAGAAGGTCCAGAAACGGATCAAGAAGTTTACAAGAGGCTATCACGACGAACGCAGAGCCAAAGAAGAAGCCCTGCGCGAGCGCGAGGCGGCTGAAACATTTGCGCGTCATGTTTACGAAGAGAATAAAAAACTCCAAGCTAAACTAGCTGACGGTAGCAAGATCATGGTCGAGCAGTCTAAGTCGGCTGCAACTAAAGAACTTCAGTCAGCTAAAGATCAGTACAGGAAAGCCTTTGAAGAAGGCGATGCTGACAAAATTGTTGAAGCCCAAGAAGCTATTGCCAAAGCAGCAGTCAAGGTAGATAAGACCGCAGGGATGAGACCCATGGCGGTTAAAGAACCTGAGTTCAAACCAGCACCACCACAGCCAGCCGCTGTTCAGATGAACCCGCGCACTAAAGCTTGGGTTGAAGAGAACCAAGATTGGTTTGGAAAAGACGAAGAAATGACAAGCATGGCAATGGGGCTTGACAAGAAATTACAACGAGAGTATGGTGCGGCTTATATTGGTTCGGATGAGTACTTCCGCACTATAGACGCTACCATGCGTCGAAGATTCCCCGAGCATTTCGATGACGGGAGCGAAGAGGTAACAACTTCTAAAAGAGTTACAAGACCGGACGTGGAGGAGGCTCCTCGCCGTGCAACAAGACCTGCTAATGTTGTAGCCCCGGCTACTCGTAGCACACCACCTGGACGTATCCGTCTGAAGCAGTCTGAGGTTGCGACCGCGCGTCGTCTTGGAGTGCCGATTGAAGAATATGCTAGACAGGTTGCTTTACTTAGAAATGGAGAATGAGAATGGCTGAAACACAAAATCGTCTGAGCCGCGAATTAGAAACCCGTAAGGCTGCTTACCGCCCCGAAGCGTGGCGTCCGCCTGAAACACTTCCTATGCCTGACAAACGTCCGGGTTGGGAACATCGGTATATTCGACTGAGTACGATGGGTCAAGCTGATCCTAGTAACATTTCTTCGAAAATGCGTGAAGGATACGAACCCTGCAAAGCAGAAGAATATCCCGAGCTAATGATGCACGCTGCTACTGAAGGCCGCTTTAAAGGTGGTATTGAAGTAGGTGGCCTATTGTTATGCCGAATCCCCGAAGAATTTATGGCGCAGCGCGCGAAGTATTACGAGCAGCAAAGTAGATCCCAAGTGGAATCAGTTGACAATAATTTTCTACGTGAAAATGATCCTCGGATGCCTTTATTCTCGGATAAAAAGTCCAAGGTCACTTTCGGTTCTGGTACTTAAATTTAGGAGTCCTTTATGGCTTATCCGGTTGTTGACGCCCCTTACGGGCTAAAACCGATCAATCTGATCGG